CCGCCGCCGCCGCCTCCGCCCCCAGGGCTTCCTCCTGTCTGTGGTGTAGGAACAACCCCGATCGGGATCCCCAGGGCCTGCAGCGCTTTCAGGATCAGCGCTTTCGCAATCATCTTGGTGGCCATAGCTATGTAATCTTTCCCGATCTGGGCAAACATCTTGCTGAAGCTCTCAGCAATGTTTGCGTTACCGGCAATCACACCATCGACGACTTCGTTAAATGCTGAGGTGAGGCCATCCTCAAGGGTCGCCACCATGTCGGTGATTTTCGATTTTGTATCCTCCAACTCGGTCTTGAGTTCAATCGCGTATCTGCGAATTGGGTCAGCGTCTAAGGCCTTCAGATCTGCTGCGCGTTGGATGGCATCGCGGGTGCGGTCGGCTTGCTTCTCAACGGCTGTCAGCTCATTCCGCAGTATCTCAGCGTTTCTTGCTGCGTCGATGTAGGCCGTAGAACCCTTTTCGCTCTCCCCTAACAGTTGGACCTGTGCATCAAGAAGTGCGTTGATGATGCCCAGTCGTTCCGCGTGGACCTGCTCAAATTCGTTGAGCTGTTCCACCATCTCCAGATAGCCCGAGTCAACACCCTCGGCTTCCAGCTTGAGTTTGATTTCCAACGCATCGTTGGATGCCTCGATCGCCGCTATTTCATCCTCATAAAGCTTGGCCAGGTTGGAACTAAACAGCTGACCATTCAGAGCCGCTAAGGCTTGCCGCTGAATCAGAAGCGCTGATTCCTCTGCTTTTAATCGCGCCACAGCCTGCTGCTGCTCTTGCACTGCATTGGTGGCCTGTTGGAGCGCCAAAGGATCGCCGGCGCGTTCCTTGGCTGCTCTGAGCTGCTCTAGTTCAAATTTTGCTTTTTCTGACGCATCCCTGATCTGATTGATTTCAGAATCAATGTCGTCTAACCGCAGGCCATCTGACAAAGCGAGAATTTCTTTTTGTGCGTCAGTCAATCCGTTTTTGTAGATCTCGATTTCTTTTTCATAGAGATCTTTTGATTGCTCAAATAATTTTTGCCTCAGAGTTTGCTCAAACTCAAACCTAGCTAAAGAGTTTTTCTGATTGTTTTTGAATAAATCATCCGCCAATCGTTTGGCCAGGTCTGCTGCTTTCTTCGCATCATCAGCGCTTTGTTTTGTGTCCGTGTCTGTTTTTGTCTCTGTTTGTGTAACCGGGGGCTTGGTTTTGTCTTTTACTTTTTCATTGGGATCTGCAGTTTTAGTTTCATCAATTGACTTATTAAACGCATCTGCTGCTGCTTTACCGCCACGCTCTACAGCACTTCTCAATGCGCCAAATCCATTCAGCGCTTTTTGCAATGCCTTGCCAATAGATTTCTCAATGTTGACGCCAAATATCTTTTCTAAGAGAAAACCAACTGGATTTAAAACACGAAGCGTAAAGGCAATAATCTTGCTTAGTCTTTCAATCCAAGTGGACCCCAGGGCGTTTAATAAACTAAACCACAATCCTTTTAGCTTATCAATTACGCTTCCAAAGAAGCGCTTGAATTGATCAAACACACCTTTAATGGCATCGATTTGTGTCTTAAATCTGTTGTAGATTCTGGTTGTTAATTCAGTCCATAATGCGCTTAACGTGCCTGTCCACAAAGCCCATGCACTTTGAATTGCACCGATAACACCTAGGACAAAAGTTCTGACGCTATCAATTGCAATCTTGATGCCCTCGGTTACTTGCTTCCATGCAAATTCAATTTCATTGACAAGCTGATCCCAGGCTTTCCCTAAGAAGCCGACTAGGTCGTTCCATTCTTTCTTGGCGTTGTTAAATAGCGCCCCGCCAAACTCTGCAAAAAATGCAGCGATTGCCTTCGCTGCCCTCACCACCACGTCAACGGTGGCGTCAACCGCATTGCGGAATGGCTCGATGTTTTTGTAGGCCAGCACCAATCCAGCCACCAGGGCGGCAATCGCCAGCACCGTCAGCCCTACCGGCCCCGTAATGAAGGTGATCGCTGTTCCTAAAGCGGTCATTGCACCCGTGGCGATTGCGCTCACCGCTGCAGAGAGGGTGAGCGTATTTGTCATCGCCAGAAGCTGGCCCTTGAGGAACATGATTCCTGAGGCCGCCACTAAGGCGCCAACACCCAGCGCCAGGATCCCCAACGTCAAAGCAGAGACAACGGTGATCGTTTTTCTTATGGGGCCTGGCAATGCATTGAAAGCCTTGACCAGGCTGAACACCACGCGGGCAAACAGCTTGAAAACACCCTCCAGATCTTTGAAGGCTTGTGCCTTTAGATCCTTTTGCAGATTTGCCAGCCGATCGGCAACGTCCTTGTAGCTGCCTGACAGGTCATCGATGGCGCGTTCTGCCGTACCTGATGCTTTCTGCTGATTTTCGATCAGCTGATTCAGTCGCGGCAGATCTTTCAGCAACTGCTGAATGGTGGTTCCGGCCTCTGTGCCGACCAGCTTGAGCAGGTCTTCTTTGCTGGTGATTTTTGAAAGTTCCTGTAGCGCTCCCTCTAAGCCTTTTGATTCGATCGTTGATGCATTAAGTGTTGCGCCGTACTGGCTAAGGATCTTTTTGCCTTCCTCTGTTGGTGCCGCCAACTTGGCTAGGGCGGACCTCAGGCCGGTTGCTGCGACTTCCGCCTGTGAACCCTGCACAGTGGACAACGCAAGGGCCGCATTGACCTCCTCTAGGGAAACACCCAGAGAAGACGCGATTGGCGCCACCTTGCCGATATTTCGGGCGTATTCCCCGATCACGATTTTGCCGTCGTTCTGCGTTTGAACAAATTGGTCGGTGAGCTTCGCTGCCCTCGCAGCATCAAACCCATAGGCATTGATCACCGTTGTCAGGCCATCAACGGCGGTGGTCGTATCTGTGAAGCCCGCTTTGCTGAGCTTGATCGATGCATCGAGAACGCTCGACACGTCCGCAGCTCCGGAGATGCCGGCAGACAACAGCTGATAAGCCGCTTCATTGGCCTCAATGACATTGGTCAGTCCGTCGCTTTCTCTGACCGTTTGTTTGATCGCCTCACTGACCTCAGGAAAGGAATCCTTTGCAAGGGTTTTGACGGCGCCTTCTGCCTGATTCAGTGCTACCCCCACTTGAGACAGCTCTGTAATCAGACGCTGCGCCCCAAAGCCAATGCCTAACCCCGCTGCCGCTGCAACAAAACCATTGAAGCTCGCGGAACCTGCCTTGAGTTTCTGATTGGTCCTTTCAATTTCTAGTTGTATCCGTTTGAACTTTGGTGAGGTTTTATCTAAATTTGCCTGCAGGCTTTGCAGCTTCTTGATGTATGCCGTCTGACCGGCAATTGTGTCTTTATATCGATTTGAAAGAACAGCAAGACCCCGCTCAAACCCGTCTAAAGATTTCTCTGCATCGTCAACTTCCTTGTCAAATTTGGTGAACTGAGTCACCAACTGCTTCATTGACTGGATGGCCTGCTGCACTTGCAGCGACAGGCTGACTGAATACTGCGTGCTCATAGCGCCAGCCTATCGACGGCTTTTTCTAGCCCTCTCCTCTGCTTTTTTCTCCTCCTCCTGTCTCCAAACGTAGAAGGCGTTCCATATATGTAACTCCTCCAAGGTGATCCGCTCTTGCAGTTCCCCCAACGTGTAGCCGAGCTTCTCGCAGAGAATCAGCTGTAAGGTCAGCTGACTGTCTTCCTTGAGTTGGGGGATGAGCTTTTTGGGGTGACGTTGATTTCAATCTGGCCGCCCTCATCATCGGTCTCCGTCAGGCTGTCGCGGAACAGCTCCAGGATGATCTCTCCCAGGACCGTTTCAGGAAGCTCGTTCAACAGCTCATCGAATTGCCCGCGCTGAAATAATTTCTGGCCGGCTTCATTGGTTGCCTTGAGGATCATCACCTGGACCCCAACAAAAACAGGGTTTTCCTTGTTCTTTCCGGCTGCCTGAGTTGCCCGCTCCCTTTCAGCCAGGGTCAATGGGGTTTGCCACCAAGAGAACTTCTGCCCATTGGGCAGCGTGACCGAACGTTCTGTTCGGGCCATTGCGCACCCTTTCTTTAACTGGGCGAGACCGTCGAGCATCTGGTTTAGCTACAGACCTTCAGATCCTAACGACTGCGCCTAGTTAGCCCTTGGCATGAAAAAACCCGGCTCCAGGGGGGATCATGAGCCGGGCTTCTTCTGCAGGGGTGGACCGCCCTACGTACCAACTCTAGTTAGCCCTACACGATGGACGTGTAGAACATGTGTGTGGGGGTTCCACGCAACGAGAAGTTGATAGTCGCTGTCAGCGCCTCGCTTGTGCTTGCATTCACGCTGAATCCAAGCAATGACACCGGTGCTTCGATATACATCGATGCGGTGTCGTCCGGATCACACTCCACGTTTGAATCAACGTCTTCGACGTAATTCAGGTAAAGCTTGATCGTGGCGCCCATCTGGTTTTTCAGCATGGTGCTGTAAACCAAACGATTGGCAACGCTGAACTCATCAGGCGTGAACAGCACACTCATGCTGCCTGTTCCTGATGCGGGGCCAGGGATTGTGGTTTTGAAGTTGGCCCATTTAGAGCCAGTTCCACAATCACAAGGAAGCGTAGTTACGTCAATTTCGTCACGAGAAAAGTCCATCGACCATTCAGTGACTTGACACACTACTTGAAAATTAGCAGGTGCAATCCTGATATGTTCATCAGGAGTGTTTTCCCGCCCGTTGCCTACTTCGGCTGCGGAAAGTGTGACAACAAAGCCAGATCCGGCAGGGTCATTGTTCCCCAGTTGTTGACTGGTTGCCGTGATCGTGTCCAACTCCGCGTAACCACGGCCTTCAGACGTGATAACCACGGATGTCACCTGCCCACTGACCACCGTGATGGTGGCGCGAGCGTCGGTGCCCTGTCCAGACGTTTGCAAGGCAACGTCTGTATAGGTGTTGTCTACATACCCAGAGCCAGGCGTGATCTGGGATGCGTTGATCGCACCTTCATTAAGGGTGCCATTGATGACTACGCCACCATCACCATTCAGCGTGATGGCGGTTCCGCCTGCTTCTGCTGAGACCTGAATACCGGTGGTTTCAGCTCCACCGGCGACGACGTAATACGTCGTTCCAAAACTCAGCGCAGAATCGATGTTGGCGGTGTCCTCATTTCTGAAAACAACCGGATCACCGATGCGGAAGTCATTGCCGCCAGGAACAGTAATTGTGTTCTGGCCTGCTGGGAAATCATCGAAATCCTCTAGGCAATGTTCATTGCCAGGGGGTGTAAACATGACCCGCCCTGAATTCCCAGAGAGCGGAGTCACGTCACATTGGACGGGCATCCAAAAAGTCTCCTTAGAGAAAGTTTTTAGTTTGTGCCGTCGTCGATAGAGCAGCTCGAAGACAGAATTACCTTTCCCGCAGGGATAGGATTACAGGCGCAGCCTGTTGCTTCTCATACTAAGAGGGGAGATCCGTCGTCCCTAGCTGTCAACGTTGCGGTCAGATTGTGTGTGAAAAAATCAGCCGGCTGATCTGTATCCGCACCCCGTGGGCCGTTCGGTTCGGTCACCTCATAACAGGGCCTTTGAATGCTGGTGTTGATATCGGGGAGCTTCTTCCAGATGCCGATTGCATCACGTAGCCGTCTGATCGCGTTGATCCCATCGACCGATCCCTCATTAGCCGGCGTATAGGCAAACAGAGTTAAAACCCCGTCCACAAGGCTCCAGGATGTCCCGCAAAGGCAAGGCTGCGTCAGCTGGGATGTCTGCCCCCAGTTGATCAGAACTCGCATAGCTCCGCCTTCTGGGATGGTGCTGGTCGTATTCCTGTAGAGCACGGGATAAACGGGACCTTGCTCAACCCAATTGAGTGGATCAAAAGGGCCAGCAGCAACAGCGGAAGTGTTGACATACACAACCCCGCTTTCAACCACATACGAATAAGCCTCGTAAGCAATCGAATCATTGAATGCCGGGGGGTTGTAGATCCGCCCCACCTGCACTTCGATATCTGCCCTGATCGCGTTTGGATCAAAACTCATGGCATGTTCTCCCTAAAGGCTTCGTCTAGGTATTTGCCCGATTCCCAGCGTTGAGAGATGGCTTTGAACCAATCACCGTCAACCTGCTTGGACCAACCTTCCTCACACAAACGGGTCGCGTAGGGGAGGTTATTGATCACGATGTGATTTGCCAGACCGTCAAGTGAATCGGGGTCAAGCTTCTCCGGTGGGGGCACCGTTTGGCCTTTCTCCGGCTTGTCTACAAATTCGTCGGTGTCGGGCATCGAGCCTCGCGACTGCTCATGAAACCAGCTGGCACGGAAGCGGCCCTGATCCACGGGCGAGGCGTCTTTCAGATCAGCGTCCAACTGAGCAACCGATTCCTGCACGCTGCGTTGCAGAACCCCGTTGAACTCTTTTCGCATGAACTGGGTGAATGTCTGCTTAGGCATCAGGGAAGCTCCACCTTGCGCTGATTTTGTCCGGTCTCCATCACCTGCAACGTCAACAACGCCGTGGTGGCGTATCCAAAAGCTTCCCCAGGTGCATAAACCCTGGCGGTTGCTTCGTTCTGTCCGGTGCCGTCTGAATTCTCCACCGTCTCCTCATCTAGATAGATCTGACAATTGATCGTTCTGGTTGCCGTTGACGTGCATTGCCCAGAGACCGGATCGTATGAATCAGAACAGCGCAAAACAAAAACCGCCGGCGTGCCAAATAAACCAAGAAGCAGGGTTGGGAGCGGCATGATCGGCGCATTCAAAATCCCGGCGCCGGTGTTGGTGCGGTTGTTGCTGAGGATGGTGAACGAGCGGCCTTCCGTGGTGATTTTCTCGACCGCATCAATAGAAATCGCCATGGCTAGCTAGTTGGCTTCGTGATACGAAAACATCCCGTCGTAATAACGGGGGGTGAGTTTGCCGTTCTTGAGCCAGAAATTGCCGGGCACTTGATTAGGCAATCGCCGGTGCAGACGGGCAACAGATCGCCGGCCAACGTTGCCTTGAGAGAAGCTTGGCCCTCCGCCTTGGATTCCACCTGGCCCCACATTGCAGAGCCACTTCCAAAGGAGTGACTGCACAAATGGCGGCAGCAGCTCCCAGCCCCACCCCTCGCCCAGGTCGGCGGTCGCCCGCATCTTGACGTTGATCGGGCCGATGGTGACTTCTTCAAATGGAGCCAGCCCAGCGATCTGGTCATTGCCGGTGTCGATCGATCCACCACCACTGCCACCGTTGAGACTGCCGCCCCCAGGCAAAAAGGCGTAATCCTCTTTGGTTGCCAGCCACGCCGCTAGGTAGGCCGTAGCTAGCTGAATGTCGTAGGGGATTTCATCGCAGGTGGCTAGCTCACAGCCGCAGTCGAGCACCTTCCTTGGCCATTGCAGCGGCTGCTCACAAAAACATTTCTCCCCTAACCAACAGAGAGAATCAAGAACCTGAGTTGCCAGGTTCAAATACTGTTTTTTGGCGTTGTCGTCTGAACTCTCTACCCACTCCTTTACCCCAGGAGATTGCGGCATTGACGCCAAAAGCGCGTCAGCGTTTTCGACGCAAATGTAAGAAGTCTGTGTAGGGCTGCCAAAAGTGCAATCAAAAAAGACCGCAGTACCCGGCTCAGGGACAGGGCCAATGGCTTCACTAAAGAGTTCAATCTCATCAGCAGGGTCGTCAGAGTCTTTCCAAACGTTTCTGACGCGGAGGAGTTTGCCAGTCTCGTTCGTAGTGATCGGAAGGCTTGCCTTGTCTGAGAGATCATTCCAAGTGGTTCCGCTATCGGTGGAAAATTGCCAGCCCAGGGCAATAGAAGAAACCGGAGCAATCCCGCCCCTGACGCTGCCAGGTTTGGCGGTAAGGGTTCCGCCGAGCATGGCGATCCCAGAAGCCGTGGGGGCCGTCTCCCGGTTCATCCTGGCCATGAATCAAGCCTCTTTCTGTGTGGTGTCAGGGGTCAACACAACCTGATCAGGGTTTGTTTTTACCCGTGGTTTCCGGCGGGGTTTTGTAGAAGCTGGAGCTGGGGTTGGTTGCTTTGTATCCTCAACGACTTGATACGGGGCCGCATCAAATCCGGGCTCATTGCGCTTCCCGGCAACCTTGCCCTGCACAAGAACCCTCAGGCGGGCCTCTGCGTTTTTGACGTAATCACGGCGAAAAGCAAATAACCCCATGCGCCTAACTAGCTGTGATTCAAGTTTAGGTCTGCGTTTTTGGCGCTTCTAGACTCGGCTTAAGACACGGCTAACTAATGACCTATTCACCAGAGCGCAACTTTGATGCGACCAAGAAGCCAGGTTTCAATGGCAACCCGGCAACTTTGTTTGATGGGGGAACCCTGCCTGCCGGCTGGCAAACATGGCAAGGCACTGCAGCTGTTGCCCCAGGTGCCAGCACCGCAGCAACAGGCGTGACCATCAACAACGCTGGTGAGGGTTACAGCGATGGAAGCGTGAGCGGTATCGCCACAACAGCACTGACCGGCGGCGGAACAGGTTTGACCGTTGATCTGGTGATCGATTCCGGCCAGCTTCAAGCGGCAACAGTGAACGCCGGTGGATCGGGGTATGCCCAGGGAGACACCGTCAGCGTCACCGGCTACGCCGGCGCGGTCCTTGGCGTCACGGTCACCAGCGACTAATGACGCTTGCCTATACGGTGGCTAGCTACTAGGTTGATCCAGTCAGGGAGTTAGTAGGTTTTCTCCCTGGCGCCAGGAGGTTTCTGTCCATGTCCTTCTGGCTGCGTTGGTTGCACAAACCATCACGAACAGCAAGCGGGGTAGAAGTCGTTTGCTGAATAAGGGAGGAGGGGTTAGAGGCTCCTCCCTTTTTTGTGCCCATTGACAATGGCCACCGGCTAGCTAGTTTTGAAATCCAAGGGTCTGAGGGAGCTGGGTGATGCCGCTCCCTTTTTTTTGTCTATACGGGGGGGAACATATCGGAGCTGCCCTGTAGAAGCTCTTGCGCACGCTCTAAATACCAATGGGCCTGATTGATTTCTTTGATGCTGGAATTGCCAACCCGCGATAACAAAAGGATGGCCTGGCAATTGCAGTAATCAATAACGACAGGCACTGGCTTGACCTTGAGAAGCAAGTCCAGGTCGTCATTCGCACGAACTTTCCACACCACAAACGGATCAAGGTCATCCAGTGATTTCGCCCTGCCGTTGGGCTTCGGTGTGTGTGTCGGCATTGGGCAAAAACCATCCACGCATTCCGTGCCCGCGTCTTTAACCGGTGGAGAAATATCGGACGGCATGAAAAGGGTTGAAATGATCACAAGCCAGTTTTAGCTACATAAAAAACCCCCTCCAAAAGAAGGAGGGGGCAGCTGCCTCGCAATTTGAGGCTAGTTAGTCACTGGCAGATCAAGCAATGATGCCGCGAAGCGCGGTCATCTTGATATTGCGGTCATCGGTAAACACACGCTCCCAGTTAGCCACGGTTGAAAATTCCGTGTTGGAAGGTGAGTTGCCGGCGGATGTGCCGATCCATGAGCAGCCGATGGGATGCATCAAATACTCCTTACGGTTCACCAGCACTTCAATGCCGCGCAGGATGTCGCGGTCAGTTTCGACCGCAGTCTTAGGCGCCACCTCGCTGTAAACGATTGCGCCGGGGGCGAAGAAGTAGATGGTGTGAACATCAGCGCCACCAGTACCACCGCCGACAAGGTCGCCAGTTGGATTCAGACCGTCGTCAACGATGACGGGGCGGCCAAGGTAGGTGCCGATTTCCACCCGCTCAGCAGACACACGGGTGTCGATCTGCGCGTCAATGTTGGGCGCAGTGCCAGGGATGATCAAATCGGCTTTGATCAGCGCGTAATAGGCCGTGGAGTTCATGGCAACGGCTGCCAGGTCCTGGCCTGCATCACCCAGCAGGGCGATGGCATCGATCATCGTTTCTGCGTTGATCGTGGTGCTTCCACCACCAGTCATGTGCGTTGCCGACAGGCAACCACCACCGGCCAACGGCCCGAAGAGACCGTTGAGGATGGACACCATTGTGGTCTGTGTGTCGCGGACCCAATACTCACCGGTGCGCACGGCGATGGCCCGCATGGGGTCGTCACCAGCCAATTCAGCGGCCAGGTCCGAGGATTGCCACGCACGACCACGGAAGTTGCGGACTCCAATCTGGGAGTTACCACCCAGCACGGAAGCTGTCAGACCAACAACATCCGAGAGAATCTCGGAATCACCCGCCAAATCATTGAAGTGGGGGATGGTGATGGTGCGACCGCCTTTTGCAAACTCTGCGGAGATTGCGGCGTTATCGGTGATGATGCCGGAGCGGAAAAAACCAGACTTCGCCTGGTTCAGTTCCTGCTGATACGACAGGAACAGTTCCGGGATAAAGGGAACATTCGCAAGCAACATGGCTTGTCAATAGCGTGAAGGTGTACGGGTGAGGCGCCGCCTCAGGTTTGGTTCACCTATCCCGCAGGGATTGGCTTACCGGGTTCACCTTTCCCGCAGGGATCGGATCACCAGTTGCTCTTCACGAACGTTACCGACTGTTTGTGAAACGCCTAACGGCTATTTCAGCAGCGCTGCAAATTTGGCGTCAAGTTTGCCAATGGAGCGGGCTTCAGCAATCAGGCGTTTTGCTTTTTCCGGGTTGCTTTGAAACAGCTGAGCACCCTTGGTCACGTTCAGGGTGTCAGTACGGAAGGGGTTGTTTGCTGTTGCGCCATTGCTTGCCGCTCGACCGCCAGAGGTTCCTAGGCCTGATCCTGTGACCCCAGAGCCGGCAAACATGTACGAAAACGAGTCATCGTCACGGAAGGCATTGACAACATCGGCCAATGGTTTTGGGTCGTAGTCAGGACCACCCAAGACGGTTGACCCATCCTCCGAAAGATCAACTTTGAAGCGTGGGTCCGCCAGCATCAATCGATAGGCATGCTGAGG